CAGTTCTTGGAAGAAGCTATGGAGCATGAGAAAGAATCCGATAGATGGGCAGAAATTGATCCGAGTCAATTACAACTGGAACATAAAAGAAAACCAGTGCCAATGCCAGTGGAGTATCGGAATCTATTTAAAAAATTTATGAAAAGTAAAACTTTGTAAAATTGGACTTGACTTCCTACTTTTGTCTATCGTAGGATTGCAAATATTCAAGTTATTTAATAAAACGAAAGAGGTGCTATGGAAATTGTCCCACGCAACGTGGAGGAACTAATCTTTGCAGAATATAATCCCCGACAACTTACTACTGAACAGCATAAAACTTTAACCGACAGTATTAAAAGGTTTGGGTTGGTTGACCCTATTTTAGTAAATATTAATTCCGAAAGAAAGGATGTTATTGTGGGAGGTCATCAGAGAGTGACAGTCGCAAAGCAACTTGGCTTTAAAGAAGTGCCAACAGTAGAGTTAGATTTAACTCCCGAAAAAGAGCGTGAGCTCAACATTCGCCTAAATAGAAATACTGGGGAGTGGGATTGGGATGCGTTAGCAAATCATTTTGATATGGATGATCTTCACGAATGGGGATTTACAGATAACCAATTAACAGGCTTTGCGACAATTGATTATTCAGTTCTTGATGACGATGATGTAGACCTAGATTCGTTTAAAGAAGGTACAAGGAAAGCTATACAAATTGAGTTTAAATTAGAAGATTATGACGAGGCAACAACCCTAGTAAATGATTTAAGGGAAAAGGGTGAATATGTTGGTGGTATTATCTTAGGTTGTTTGAGAAGGGAACTTGGGGTTTGAAACAAGGACATCAAGTATATGTTATATCGGCTGGTAGGTATAACGATTTACCTTTTACCGTTGAACAAAAAAAGAGTTACATATTTTGCGTTAAAGATGGTGAAAAGAAACTATACCAAGAATCGGGATGTGAACAAGTTTATGAAACAGGAAAACTAATTCCGAGTCGGAACTTTGCATTAGATCACGCATTTGAAAGACAAAAAATGTGTATTCAGTTAAGTGATGATATTAAGGAAGTTAAAACAAACCCAAATAGTGAGAGTGTTAATCTTGCAGATGTGGTTGAGGAAATTGCTCATAAATTCAAACAGACTACTGGCGTATATTTGCTTGGTATCCCCCCCACAGACAATCCTTTTTTCGCTAAATCAATAATAAGTAAGAATACTTTTTGCATTGGAGACCTATTCTTTTCAAAACCAAATCCTCTGCGGTTTGATGAAAAGCTAACCCTTAAAGAAGATTATGACTACACTTTACAACATTGCAAAGAATATGGGATTGTTTTGCGTTATCAAAAATACCTTTTTAGTTTTGCACATTATAAGAATCAAGGTGGTGTTGTTAGTTACAGGAATGATGAAGAAGAACAAAATAATATACGATTATTGAAGTTAAAATGGGGAAAGGCAATTAAAGACAACCCAAAAAGGAAAAACGAAATCCTCTTAAAAATAAATGGGGAAACCTTGAGCTCAAAGAATAATTGATTGCATAATAAAGTTATGAGAAAATTAGAATTGAATGACTTATATGCAGATGTAAAAGTTAGGGTGGGTAAAAGGTGTGAGGAAAAAGAACCAAATGTATTAGAAGATACTTTATTTTTAGAGGATGGGGAACCTTGTGGTTTATATCTCAGTAAAGTTACTGGAAGATTAAGCGAATTATTGAAGGTGGCGAATAATGAATTTCTGAGCGATAATGTACCTAAAGGAAAGTTACGACGGAGTGACACTCTCAATAAATATTTTCATTTAAAAAATACCAGAGAACCTAGTACTTATGGCGAAAACACTAGGCTTGCTGATAAACTGGGAGTTATTCAGATGAGCACCATTTTAGGCAGTGTTCCCCCTAAAGCGCATATGCGGAGGCCATATCCTGTAATATCTAGTGTTCATCAAAGTGAGAAAGCACAAACTTTTGTTAAAGCGATGGTTATGATAGCAAGAGAATCGGAAGCTGTTGTTCAAAAGTATTTGCCCAAAGTTTACAAAAAGCAATTAGAAGTTGTCCAAGAAAACGTTCCTAAGAAATGGCAGTTCAGCCCAATGTTCACCAGTTCAATTTCAAATTATAATATATCTGCCCCATACCATGTTGATACTGGTAATCTAAAAGGTACGATTAATTGTATTTTTACGAAAAGATTTGATTCTACAGGTGGTTGCCTGAATGTTCCTGAATATGATGTTACGTTTGAGCAAGCCGATATGTCGATGATTTGTTATCCTGCTTGGAAGAATGTTCATGGTGTAACACCTATACATGTCCAATCTGAAAAAGGATATAGAAACAGTCTTATATTTTATCCGCTAAAGGGATTTAATGACTACTGATAAAACAGCAGATAAACAGTACGATCATTTAAAAGAACACCAATTCAAAAAAGGGCAGTCTGGCAACCCAAACGGTAGACCTAAAGGCAAGGCTTCTATCCCCGATATGTTGTTAAGAATTGGAGCTGAGGATGGCACAAAAGATGGTCAGTACTCGAAGCTGGAAGTAGTTTTACGCAGAGTGTTTGAGTTTGCTCTGGAAGGTAAGTCATGGGCAGTGGAATTTATAGCTGAAAGAACCGAAGGTAAAGTCCGTCAAGAGTTACAAGTTGGCATGATGCCCGAAGTTATTTTTACTCCTATTGACGAAGTTAGCGAAGAAGAATGGAATACAAAGATAATAGAGAGTACCCAAGAGCAGTTGCCTGCCCCTGAGGAGGTGAATTGATTATTCGTAGCCAAAAGGGTGCCCAATCAGATTTGCTTGCCTGTCCCGCTTCTGAGATCTTTTATGGTGGAGCGAGAGGCGGCGGAAAGAGTCATGGCATATTACTTGATTTTGCGAAGCACGCATATAAACATGGAGGGAATGTAGTAGGTGCATTATTCAGAAGGACTTATCCAGAGTTAGAGGATTTACAACAGAAAGCTCAACGCATATATCCTTTTCTTGGTGCGACTTATAAAGCAGGATCAAAGACTTGGTGTTTCCCTTCTGGTGCTATTCTCAGGATGAGGTACTTGCAGAATGACGATCAAGTAAATAATTACATAGGACACGAATACACTTGGTTGGGATTTGATCAATTAGATAGTTGGTCAAAGCAAACAACAATTGATAAACTAAAAGCGAACTTAAGAAATCCTCATGGAATCCCTTCACGTATGGTGTCAACAGGGAATCCGGGAGGTGTTGGGCATAATTGGATAAAAGCAAGGTATATAGACCCAGCACCTCCGAGGACATTGATAAAGGAAAATGGCTCTGGCTCAAGATGTTTTATTCCTGCTACTGTATACGATAACGAGATATTATTAAAGTCTGATCCCGAATATATTAATCGCTTGAAGGATTCGGGTGCGGAGTGGTTGGTAAAGGCATGGCTTTATGGCGATTGGGATATCGTAGCAGGAGGCATGTTTGACGATATTTGGAGAAGGGATACACACATCATAGAACCCTTCGATATTCCCAGAACATGGAGAGTCGACCGATCATTTGATTGGGGGAGTTCCGCACCCTTCAGTGTTCAATGGTGGGCAGAATCAGATGGGACGCCAGCACCCAATGGGAAAGTTTATCCGAGAGGAACTTTGTTTCATATTGCAGAATGGTATGGATTTAACGGCAATCCGAATGAAGGAATAAAGATGTTGGCAAGTGAAATAGCAAGAGGTATACTGGACACAGAAAGAGGTATGGGTAGGAAAGTACATCCTGCTGGTGCCGACCCTTCTATCTTTGCAACCAGTAATGGGACGAGTATAGCCGATGAGATGGCACGTGTAGGTGTGCGTTGGGAACGTGCAGATAATACTCGTAAAGCAGGGTGGGAGAAATTGCGGAGATTGTTAAAGGCTTCGCAAAATGAACGTATGGAAGAAGCTGGCTTATTTGTGTTCAGCACATGTCGCCAATTCATACGGACAATGCCAAGTTTACCGAGGGATCCTCGGGACATGGAAGACTTAGACACTACCGCAGAAGATCACATTGCAGATGCTTGTCGCTACAGGATAATGCGTGTCACTTCTAGGGTACAAACTCAACGCATACGGAGCTTATAAAATGATAGATATTAACAGTCCACATCCAGAATACACCATAAGAGTTGCAGAGTGGGATATGTGCAAAGATTGCTATATTGGGGAAGGAGCAATTAAGAATAAAAGGGATATTTATTTACCCAAACTTGAAAGGCATGATGATACTTCGGATGGAAAAGCAAGATATAATGATTATTTAAGCAGAGCAACCTTTTTCGGTGTGGTTTCAACTGTAATAACAGGACGAGTTGGGCAAGTTATGAGGATCCCATTGCAACACAATTTCACGCCAGTAATGGAAGAATGGTCAAAGACAATAATGCGAGATAATTCTAGTCTTACAGAAATGACAAAACGTGTGCTTACAGAATCATTAATAACAGGCAGAGTAGGCTTGCTTTTAGACCGACCCATTGATGGAGGCGATCCCTATATAGCTTTATACAAGGCACAAGACATAACTAATTGGGACACTATAGATGACCAGTTGGTAAGAGTTGTCTTAAAAGAAAATATTATTCGCAAAGTCAAGAAACCTTCAGGCAAAACAGTCCAAGTAATTGAGCCAAGATATCGAGAACATCGGTTGAATGAGTTTGGCTGGTATGAAGTCGCAGTATGGACAAGTGATGGAGAAGGTAAGTATATCCAAACTGAATTGATTGAACCAACAAATGCAGGGCAAAAGTTGGATGAAATAC